GCACCTCCAACAGCTGGTGTTATGTTATTAACTCTCAACGATTGTACCACTTGTGAATTGAATGTCGATACGGGTCCTGAAACTATAAATTCAACATCATCAACCGTGGTAATCACATTAACACCTAAATTACTATCCTTACCACCACCAACACGATACCTAACAAATAAAGTCGTATTCAATTTTGGTGTTGTTCCTAAAGATAGATTATTAAGATAACTAGCCAAATTAACTTTCAATTGGCCTGTCATATAATTATCTAAATTATCCAATGGATTAACTGTTCCTGAACCAAAAGTTAATGAAAAATAACCTTCAGGTGTATATTCAGTAATAAATTTATTACTTACATCAATAAATTTACCCGCGGTAAAATTATTAGTATCTGAAACCGCAGTCGGATCTGGAATGAATACTTTATCTTGCATCAAAGACTTAACTTCATACCACTTATTTGTGGTACTGGTAAATTCATTTGATGTTGGGTTATTTGTGAATGTGGTACCATCTTTATGGATAACAGATGTAACACCCAAAACATTTTGTTCGGGTAGATATAATTTTAAGAAAGGTTTTTGATCAATTTGGTTGATGACTCTTCTAAAGATTCTTGTAATTCCGTTTACAACGGGCTCTCTTTTTACGATAGTATATGAAATTAATTTATTGTTAGAATCAAAATTAGGTATTTTCAATCTATTTGGTTCTCCTTTTTTATTAAAAGGAATTGAGAAATCAATATCATCTACCGTCTCAAAAATTTGTCCTCCTCCTGAAACCTGTGCTCCCGCCTTTAATAAACCCAAATATCTCGTATCTTCTTTATCCCCATTCACATTTACCGTAATTGAAAAATCACATAAAGCTACTGATGGTCTAACACCTGGTAACCTTAATCCATAAGTTTTTGCAATATGATATAGTGATTGTTTTTGTTGAGCAAAGTCTAACATTGTTTCTTGCCAAACTCTATCAATATGAAAATGAAGGTTATCCGCAACCGCCGCATTAATATCTAATAATACCGAATATACCGATGCGTCGTTAAAGTTCTTAACTAAATCCGGATAATAGTTTTTGGTTAATGTTACTAACTCATTTCTTAATCCTTGGAAATCTCTGGTTGCGTATGATATTTGTTTACTCATTTTATATGTTTAAAATTATAAAATCGGATGTTGAAAATGATCCGTTATTTACACTGTAATCTATTTTTACTACCGCAGTGTAAGGTTTTGTTGATTCATCAGAAACTCTAAATAATCTTTGATCCTCATCTTGTGACACACTTCTACTTTCATCAGGATCGTCCTCGGCGGACATGATAGATATATTATTTATTTCTAAATTTGGGATGTAATTCTTAACACCTTCTCTTATTTCTTCTTCGATTAAATTATATGTAACAATATCGTTTTGTTCAAAGATGTATTCATATATTCTTGTACCAAAATCTGGTAAGTAATACCTACTACCTTTCTTTGTTAAAATAAGGTGTATTAGATTAGCTCTAATCTCTTTTTCGGGGATTTCTGTCATGTTAAGGTAATCACCTTTCTGACTGTCTCTAAATGGATAATCGATACCGTATGTTACTGCCATATTCAATAAATATAAACAAACACAAAATGGTTATGTATCCTCTTTTAATTTTGTATTTCCTTTGATTGTACAGGGTGGGTCGTATGGACAATTTGAACAACCGTTGGAACAACAATACCCTCGTTTTTGTAAAAACAAAGAAGTCAGGACCATAAGCCCCGACTTCTCATCTATATAATAATCCACTCCTTCTTCTAATCTCATTAGATACTAGTTACATCACATTGTGCTCCACTACAAGCCTGTGCCGCATAATCGGAAATATTCTTGTATTGTGGTTTATCCAAAATGGTACCAAAATCAACTTCTTTAAATTGACGAGTAATGGTTTCCCACTTATAGAATAAATGAACGTCTTTTAAACAATAAACCATCTTCTTCAAATCACCTTTAAAGTAATTCTTAGCAAATTTCTTCGCTCTTGAAATCCAATATTTCTTTAATAGAACTTGTTCTCTTGTTCCCGTTACTGGAATAGAGTCGTCCAATAAAGTATCGGTCGCTAACCATAAGTTTTGATTAAAATAGTGTAAACCATCGATAATTAAACCAGACGCTAATACTGAACCTTTACCGTAAGTCTCAACTAACTCATCAAGATTTAACACCGATGTGAACGGTGCTTGATTGAAGTCTTTGTCTCCATAGTCTGACATGAAACTAACAGCGGTAAAGAAATCTCTTTGTTCCCAAATATAATCAACAATTGCGTCTTTATCGTCAATAATAACCGTACAAGATGTGTTGTGATTAACTGGCATGTAAGCACATAACTCAGGATTAGTTCCCGCATTTACCCAATGTTGTTGAACCAACTTAATTAATTCGAGGTGTTTAATACCTTTCATATCTTTTTTGAATAAACCAACTTTTGGATTTTCAACAGGAACGAATACAACATAATCTGATTTAGTTGAAGACCATACACTTTCTTCTAATAAGAAGTTCATATTTTCTTCTAACCATTTAGCCGTATTACTTTCTTTGTTTAACTGCATGATACGGAAATACTTTTCAGAGTGCTCAGGGTGAATACCCGAAGCTGTACCTAATACAACCGAGGCATTACCAGATGGTTTTACACACGTAGTTCTCGCAGCTTGATTAATTCCAATTACCGCAGCTAATTCTTTATTTGCATCTTTCACAACTTGTGCACCCTCTTCTAATAATTCGGCATTAAATAATTTAGGGTTATTCATCCAACCTGTAATACTAACACCTAATAAAGCCTCTCTTTCAAAGATTGCCTTACTTGTTTCACCTAAATAAGGGAAGTTAGTGTAGCCTGCTTGTAATGTACCTAAGAAAGACGCATCTCTACAAGCCTTTAAAAACTTTTCTTTTGTTGTGGCCTTTTCTGCATTGATTTCAGTTAAGTTACAACCTTGGATTCCAAACTTAGATTTGTTGTCTTTTACATATTGTTCAACTTCATCATATTTGATTTTACCAAAATCGATTGTATCTAATACTGGTATTTTTAAAATTTCAAAACATGGGTTGAACATATCAAACCAACTGTTTGCAAACACGAAACCAATATCATTTGCTCCGTCATTTAATTGAACTAAATAATTAAATTGTTCTTTTTTAACTTCACTTCTTAATAATAAAACTGAGTTATTACTACGGCCTCTTTGTGGGTTTTCCATTCTCCAATTACCAGTCTTAGCGTGAATCATTTCATCATCATTAGGGTCAACAATCATATTCAACGCTGAACGTCTAACTCCTCCTGATAATACCGCATCTGCCGAATGACAAATAATATCAAACGCTAAGATAGGACGAATTTTTTCTCCTTCATTTGTTAACCACTTTTCAATTAAAGATTCTATTTTTTCTAATGATTGTTTTAAACCTTCGGGGCCGGGTGCTTTAAAACCACCACTGATGAACGCACCTTTCTCACGAATTAAAGAATAATCTAATTTAACTTCATATCCAGCATATTCAGGGAATGGTTGATCGTCAACAAAATAAGATGATAATAATACACCTAATGCGTTTGCCCAACCTTCAATTGAATCTTCAATATAAAAAGTTTTAGTACCTAATGTTCTCTTTTGTATTTTACTTAAATTGTTTACAAAAGGAATTAATAATCCTCCACCAAATCCACAACCAGATAACGCCAAATAGAAAATCTCTTGGAATACTCTGTTACGAGCAATGTGACCTGATGTACAGTTAAACATTCTCGTGTTATGTTTCATAATTTGTTCATGTCTGTATTGTAAGTTTCTTTGTGAAGCTAATACCGCCTGATCTTTCATACTCTCAACAGCAGATTGTAAATATGGTTCAATTGCCTCAGCATAATCCACATATTTTTTTCTGTGTCCATCAATGATATTCTCACACGCATCTTCCCATGTTTCGTATCTACTTTTATCCTCTAACCATTTGAAATAATCTGAGTGTAACTTCAAGTCACTCAGAAACTTTTTACCTTTCTGCATTTGTTCTTTTTACTTTATGTTTGTGTTTATTAATTACTTACTTGCCACTTGTTGTCTCCTCTTAAACGCTTCGGCAGCTCTGTTAGCGTTTATCTGAACCTTTTGCTCTTCATGTCCCAATAAAGTGTTTTGAGACTCTGTATCAATAAGAAGAAACT